TTGCAGTTAATGACTATTGAGGGCTTTAGAGGCGGTAATCGCGAGGCTGAGGTGGCTGAAATAAGCCGCACGTTAAAAGCCGCGCAAAAGGAACTAAATATACCTATTATCGCACTTGCTCAGTTGAGCAGGCAAGTTGAACAAAGAGCCGATAAAAGACCGATACTTTCAGACCTTCGCGAGTCGGGTAGCATCGAACAGGATGCCGATACCGTGATGTTCGTTTGGCGACCTTCATACTACGCGCTTAACGAGGATAACGGCACGCCATACACAAACGACGTTTTTTACTTATTTGAAAAGCATCGGCAAGGTTCAACGGGTGAAGTAAGGTTTAAGCATAATGAAACGCTAACGCACTTTATCGATAACGGCGGCAACACGGGCAGCACCTTTTTACCAGTTAAGGAAACGGCAATACTACCTAACGAAACATTTGATTTTACGCCTTTCTAATGGAAGATAATTTACAACACGGTCTATTTGATTTAGATGAATTTATAGGCTACCCTATTCAAGTAGTAAACAATTATTTTGAAACCAAAGGGTGGGTACTTATTGAATGCTTTAATGATTACAAATACGCTTGGATTAAAGCCGATATAAATAAATCTATTATTGCGTTCGTATCAATGATTGATGACATAAGTTTAGGTAATGAGGTCGTTAATTCTATATCATGGTTTGACGGAATTTATAAAGATGCAATAGATATAAAAAACACAAATATTACCGCTCAAGATATAAAAGACGAAATGGAAAAGTTTTTAAGAAAGTTTAAAAATAGAGAATGACTACCGAAGAACGAATAATCGATTACATGACAAACTACGAACCCGAGCAAGGCGAATTTAAAGAGGGCGCGGTATATTACACCGACACCCTTAAAACACATCAAAGCTATGCAGCGCAATTAATGAGCGCGCCGCGCACCTCGATAGCCTACCGAATGTACTTAAACCGTTCGCTCGATTGGTTGAAGCTGCTAAAAAAACACGGCATTAATTTGCAAAACATAATCAAAAAATGACTATATTTGCAGCAATGGAAGCAACACCGAAACCGATTTCGAAGCGTGGCGGTCGCCGCGAAGGTGCTGGTAGGTCAAAGCAATACGGCGAACAAACCGCGACTTTATGCTTTAGAGTACCGCAAACGCACCGCGAAAAAATCACGGCAATGGTTCGCGCGTACCTCGAAGGGTTAAAGCTCGAATACAAGTCAAAGAAACACGACCCCGAGTATGGATGCTAAACTATTAACCATACCGTGTGCGATTGAATCGGTAGCCACGCGCCGCGATAAAACGATTAAAGTAACAATCGGAACGCAAGAACTAACGCCCGAACAAACGAGCGCGCTATTCAGTCAATGGATGGGCGGCGTAGGTGTAATGGCTTTCAAAGGCGAGCAATTCAATTACAACGACGAACAGCTTTTAAATAACCTTAAACTTGATGCCGCAGAACTTGGAAGCAAAACACCGAGCCAGCGCCTACGCGCTACCCTTTACGTTCTATTTGAACACGCGCCCGAAGGTCATAAGGATTTCAACAGCTTTTATGCGGCAATGATGGAACGATTTATCGAAATGGTTAAGAAACGAATAGATACTTATAATTTGTAAATTTGTAATACTATGCCACTATTTAACGGCGACACGCCCGAAGTAATACAGATGAACATTCGCAAGCTAATAGGCGAAGGCTATTCAAACGAGCAAGCGATAGCGATAGCATACGCCGAAGCTGAGAAATACCGCAAAGCACGTAAGAAGCGATGAAAAAATTAGGTAGACCAACGGATTACAAACCCGAATACGACGAAAGGGCGTTTAACCTTGCTTTGCTCGGGCTTAACGACGTGCAAATGGCAGCGGCGTTCGATATATGTGAGGCGACGTTTAATAATTGGAAACGCGACCAGCCCACATTTTTAGAGTCATTAACACGCGGCAAAGAGGACGCAGACGCTAAAGTCGCGCGCTCGATGTACGAACGTGCGTTGGGTGTAACGATAGTCGAGGAAGCGGTAACGAAGGACGGCGAAGTAGTAAAGCTACGCAAGCAGCTACCCTCTGACACGGCGGCGGCTAAACATTGGTTAGCGAATAGGCAGCGCGGGCGTTGGAGCAATAACGGAGAAAACACCATTACCACCACCGAGCCGCTTGTTATCATTCGCACCGAACCGAGCAAACCAGCCGAATGAATTTTACACTAACCGAAACACAAACCACAGCCTTCGACATGGCGACCAACGGGGACAAAAGAGTAATTGTCTTCGGGGGCGCTATACGATAACCGCCCCCGCTCGAAAGTGTGGGGGCAAAGATTCGCGGCGGTAAAACGTATTGGTTACTTTTAACTCTAACATCGCTTTGTTTAACATACCCGCGCAGCCGTTGGGCTGTTATTCGTAAAAGCCTACCCGATTTAAAGCGTACCACGTTCCCGAGTTTTGCCTCGATAATGATGGACGGGGTAAGTAGTTACGTTAAGAACTGGAATCGCGAAACAAACGTTATAACTTTTACAAACGGTTCTGAGCTTATCTTCATGGCAGAATCGTTTGACGACGATAAAGATTTAAATCGCTTTCGAGGTTTAGAGATTAACGGCGCGGGCTTAGATGAAGTAAACGAACTGCAAGAAGTAACATTCTACAAAGTTCAGGAACGCATTGGAAGTTGGAATAAAGCGCACGGCAAGCCCCCTATCGTTTGCCTCGCAACGTGCAACCCTGCGCAAAATTGGGTTAAGTCGATTATATACAACCGTTACCGAGAAAACACATTGCCCGAACGTTGGGCGTACATACCGAGCCGTATAACGGATAATCCACACATAGCGCCCGAATACCTTGAAGCGCTAAAGGAATTACCGCCTATTCAATACGCCCGTTTCGTTGAGGGCGATTGGGATGTATTAGACGATGTTGCAAACCCGTTCTTATACGCTTGGAGCGACGAAAAGCACATCGACGATAGCGCAACACATAACGCGCACTTACCGACGTTTATAAGCGTCGATTTCAACATTAACCCTCTTTGCGCTTTGGTGATTCAAAACGTTGGCAGCACGGCTACCGTAGTGGATGAAATAAAGATAGAGCGAGGCTCGATAGACGCGTTTTGCGATGCGGTCGAAGCGTTGAACATACCAACGGGCTTAATACGCATAACGGGCGATGCAATGGGCAAGGGCGGCACAATACAGGAACGCGATAATTCGAGTGCTTACATTCAGATTAAACGCCGCCTCAAGTTAGCCGACAATCAAATAATTATACCAGCGAACCCGCGCCACGTTAACAGTCGTATCGATTGCAACACCGCGCTAAAGAAACTCGATATACGCGTTAATAGTAAAAACTGCAAAGGGTTTGTTTTCGATGCGAAGCAAGTGCAATGCAACGCGGATGGGCAAATAATAAAGAGCAATCGAAAAAACATTTCGGAGCGTGCCGACTTTTTAGATTGTTTTCGTTACTTTGTAAACGCAATACTTAAACGATACCTATGAGCGTTTGTTCTCCTTGCTTCGATTCAGGCATTCAAGTAGCTTACTGTAACGGCGGAATAGCGTTCGGATTTGTAGAACCAGAAACTAACTACACCATAACGTTAAAGAGCAATGCCACGAATAAGCTGCAAGTGTTTAACGCAGAATCCGATATTGACGGGCTGTTAACCATTACGGGCGCTAAGATAGATAACGGGCAAGGCTACACGCTCGAGTTAGCTGGGTGCAATAAGTTTACGATTTGTGAAGTGGAATACGATTGCATTAGCTTTAGCGTGGCTAATATTGAAATAATCAGCGAAGAACCCGAAGTAATTAACTTAATGGAATGCTTAGTATGCAACGGATAAAATCAATAATTCACGGCTGGTATCTTTGGGTAACATCGAACAAGGAAGCGAACGCGCTAAGTGATACGCGAACGCCTATTTGTAACTTATGCCAGCATCGCAATAAGTTGTTAAACGTTTGTAACGAGTGCGGTTGTTTCTTGCCCGCAAAGACGCGCGTAGAAGATGCACAATGCCCGCACGATTATTGGAGCTAAAAATGACTGGGTTCATCCTCTGCCAAGCGTTCTTGAGTGAATCGCTCGATACCGAGGATGAAACCCTTCGCGAATTAACCGAGCGCGATATTGGGTTCGTAGAGGTGCTGATAAACGTAAACGA